CATTGGTCCAAGCAAATAGTTGAAAAGTCTTTTAGGGAGCCAACCGAAAAGCACTCTAAAAATAAAGGTAGTCAAAAACATTGTTATCACTAAGATAATTATTGGTCCTACAAATTGCATTGTATTTAGTTTTACACCTTCAAAAATGTTCATATTACACCTCGATAAATAAATAAGTTCAACTTATTGTACTACATTTTTCACTCATGAAAAAAGGACAAAACAAACACTTTTTGACAACAACAACAAATTATGCAAAGCTTAATTTATAGATTTCCCCCCTCTTTTAAAGACGGTGCCATTTGGTATCGTCTTTTTTTATGCTTATACAAATGTAACTGATGCCACTACAGGGGGTTTCTTGCTAAGTGTCAGAGCTAATACCTCTGACAGGCCTTCATCATCGGTTATATTTCTATGACTATATAATGGGGTGAAGCTGATGACAGTGAAGAAGACGCAGCAGGAACCTACAGCGAAGAAGATGCCGAGTAAAGAGAAGTTGAGCACGAGGGAATTAAAGGACTTAATGAAACCATCCTCGCCCATCTTGCATAGAAAACGTGGTGGAGCGTGGGGGAATTAGGAAGTCAAACATCTAATTATTTTGTATTAGGAGCTTCCACCGTAGAAGACTACGGGGCTTTTTTTAAAATAATGTTTTGGGTGTAAGTTTTTTATCTTTAATGAATAATAAAGAATCCTTACCAAAAGTAGTGTTATTTCAAAAAACTCCTGAATACAAACCACCGCCTAAATAGATTTATATATTTAACTTAACCAAGAGCAAATAAATTATTCACTAAATATTAACAATTTGCATGCAGGAAATTATCTCCTTTTGTCGAAAATAAGTAGATAAAAGGGGTTGAAATAGAATGGTACAAAAATTAGGCGGATCATGGTATGGCGCATCAGAAACTAAGGGGAATTCATATACGTGTGGTTATTGTGGTTTGAAGTCTGGTCCATCAAGATATTATTATTGTGATGGTAAACCGCATAGATTTGGGAGTATTTATATTTGTCCAAATTGTAATAGACCTACTTTTATTAGTTATGATGGAAAAGAGCAAGTACCTGGTCCGATATTAGGTGAAGAAATTGAGTACCTTCCACCAAGTATTGAGGAACTATACAACGAGGCAAGAAAATGTATAACAGTAAATGCATATACTTCCTCTGTATTGTCTTGCAGGAAGCTTTTAATGAATGTTTCTGTCTCAAAAGGAGCAGAGGCAGGAAAAACATTTGCTTTCTATGTTACTTTCCTTGAAGAAAATCATTTCATTCCTCCTAATAGTCGAGAGTGGGTTGACCATATAAGAAAAAAAGGGAATGAAGCTACTCACGAAATTCCAAGTTTAACAAAAGATGATGCAGTTGAATTATTAGAGTTTACAGAAATGCTACTTAGGTTTGTTTATGAAATGCCCGGTAGAATGGCAGCAAGACATTCAAAATGAAATTCAGCATCCTACGGGGTGCTTTTTTATTTGGAGGCGGTGAAGATGTAGTGAACTGGGCTGATATCAGAAAAGAATATGAGACATCCACGGTTACATTAGCAGCGCTTGCTGAAAAATATGGCATAAAAATAGGCACGTTAAAAAGCCGAAAAAGCCGTGAAGAGTGGTCTAGAGGTTCCCCGAAAAAGAATGCAACTAAAAAAGATAAAGTTGCAACCCTCACGAAAAAGGTTGCAACCGTTAAAGAAGTAAATCCTGAAGCAGAAGTTTCTTTGGATAATTTTCTTGAAGAGACCGAATTAACAGAGAAACAAAGGATGTTTTGTTTATTTTATATTAAATCCTTCAACGCAACCCAGGCAGCTATTAATGCAGGATACTCTCCAGCAACTGCTCATGTCCAAGGCCCAAGGTTGTTGGGAAATGTTAGAGTACGCAATGAAATCAAGCGAATGAAACAAATCATGACCAGTGACCTCTACATTGAAGCCATGGACGTTCTGAACAAGTACATCAAAATTGCCTTCTCAGATATCACAGATTTCTTAACCTTTGGACAAAAGTGGGTACCAGTCATCGGTATGATGGGTCCTGTTCTCGATGAAGACGGAAAGCAAGTGATGGAAGAAGTAAACTACGTTGATTTTAAAGACTCTGGATTCGTTGACGGGACCATAATTTCAGAAGTGAAGCAAGGAAAAGATGGCGTTTCTATTAAGCTTGAAGATCGCATGAAAGCGTTGGATAAACTCTCGCTTTATTTTGATTTGTTCCCAGATAAATTTAAGCGCCAGATTGAAGAGGAAAAGCTTAAGATTGCGCATCATAAAGTTTTTGGTGCAAATGAAGAAGAGGAGTATGAAGATGATGGCTTTTCAGCTGCTTTAGATGCAACTACTTCGGAGGTGTGGGTAGATGACGACACAGACGAAGAAGATTAAATTCTCTTTTCTTACGAATGCAATGAAGAGGAAAAAGCCAGCTCCCTTTCAATTCAAACCATTTTCAATTAAACAGAAAAAAGTACTAACTTGGTGGCGAAAAGAATCTCCAGTTAAAGATAAAGATGGGATTATTTGCGATGGGTCCGTTCGTGCGGGTAAAACTGTCGTGATGTCACTTTCTTATGTTATGTGGGCGATGGACAGCTTCACAGAACAGAACTTTGGCATGTCTGGAAAGACAATAGGCTCACTACGACGTAACCTGATTACCCCTTTAAAGCGAATGCTAAAGTCACGTGGATATAAAGTAAAAGACCATCGTGCAGATAACTTTCTAACGATTTCCTTCAAAGGTAAGACAAATTATTTTTATATATTTGGCGGGAAAGACGAATCATCACAGGATTTAATCCAAGGGATAACGCTGGCAGGAATGTTTTTTGATGAAGTGGCCTTAATGCCTCAGTCTTTCGTTAACCAGGCAACAGCTCGTTGTTCCGTTGACGGAGCAAAGTTTTGGTTTAACTGTAACCCTGCTGGACCTTATCACTGGTTTAAGCTGGAATGGCTCGATCAACTAACGAGTAAAAACATGTTGCATATCCATTTCACGATGAACGATAATCTGTCTTTATCGGAAAAAGTGAAAGAGCGATATAGACGCATGTACCAAGGTGTTTTCTATCAGCGGTTTATCCTGGGCTTGTGGGTACTTGCAGAGGGCATTATCTACGATATGTTTGATAAAGATGTGCATGTTGTAGAGACAGAAAATCGGCAATATACTCACTACTATGTATCGATTGACTATGGTACTCAAAACCCTACTGTATTTGGGTTATGGGGAAAACATAAAGAGTCCTGGTATAAGGTGAAAGAGTATCACTATGAGGGCCGTATAGAATCCAAGCAAAGAACTGATGCAGAGTACAGCGAAGATTTGAAAAAGTTTGTCGGCTCCTTAAGGCTTAAAGGCGTTATCGTGGATCCATCGGCAGCTAGTTTTATCGCCCAATTGAAAAAAGACCGGTTCCGAGTAATTAAAGCAAAGAACAATGTTGAGGATGGAATTCGAAACGTAATGACTGCCTTAAATAAAAAGCTGATTTATTATAACGATTGCTGCAAGGAAACCTTTAGGGAATTTTCTTCTTACCTCTGGGACACGAAAGCAGCTGATCGCGGGGAAGATAAGCCAATAAAGCAAAACGACCATCACATGGACAGTGACAGATATTTTGTCAATACGGTTTTAGTTGGAACAAGAGGGCTCATTATTCGGAAACAACCAACAGTTGAATAGGTTTGTATAAGTATTCAAGATTATTACGTAAAATAAAGCATTTTACGAAGTAATGTAAAAAAATAAAAGCTATTAAATTAACATTTGTTAAACGGTTTATTCTAATTTTCATACAAAGTTTTATACATCGTTGATTTAAAGGGATTTGTTTGAGGCAGAAAATGAGTATTTCCCGAAATTAGTGCATAAAGGCAGGTGAGGATAATGACAATCAAGTGGACGAAATGGGACGAGAAAATAGTGAAGGAAGTACATGGCCGTGTATGTTTCTATCGTGAATTGTACGAGGGAAATCATGCAGAACTTTTTCCCAGAGCAAAAGAGCTCATCGATAAAGGGGAAATCGTTGATTCCATCTACAAAGGCAAAGTAAACGCCAAAAACGTAAAGACGCCTTATATCGTGGCAAACATCTCAAAGCTTGTTCCGGAAATTCCCGCCATGCTTGTAGCACGGTCAATCGGGAAAGTGAATTCATCGCTTAAAGCAAATGCCGATCAAAACGAATCGGTGAATGAGGAGACGGATGAAATCATTGACGGGCCTCGAGGCGATGCGAAGGATAATCAGATAACGGATTTGCAACAGGAGCTGATTAACCAAATCTCGAAAAATAGTAAACTCCAATTCGAGCACTGGTCTAATATTGTTCAACATCAAGTGGACGGCGGTCTAGTGGGTGTGCCTTGGAACGATGAGAGAGGCTTGCGTATCGAGTTTAAGCAAAGAGACATCTACTTCCCTCATGACGATGACATGGGTGTGGATTTGGCGTACGAGCGCACGTTTGATGAAGAGCCTTATCTTCACATTTATCGCGAACGTGTAGAGGAGGGAAACCTAACAGCCAGTCATTTTCTTTACAAAGTGGAAGGCAGCGAGCTAGAAGAAGTGGAAGAAAGTGAAGCGTTAGAGCTTCTTGAACTTGAAGCCTTAGAGGAAGTCTTTAAAGGGCGCTCCCGTCCGTTTGTCGTGTATTGGCCAAACGAAAAAACATTTAGCAACCCTTTAGGAAATTCAGCGTTGAAAAACCAAGAGGCAAAGCAGGATGAGATTAACTGGACCTTAACCAGGAGCTCCATCGTTTACGAACGAAATGGTAAACCTCGATTAGCGGTTTCTAAAGAAATCATGGATGAACTAAGAGAAGCAGCTTATGACCGATATGGGGATGAGAGGAAAATTGATCATAGGGATTTAGAAATCACTACCTTTGATGAAAAAGGAAAAGCCTTAGAAGTTATCCAAATTGATGTGACGAAAATCGGCGACTTGCAGTGGGTAAAGGACCTCATGAAGCTCATGTTTATTGAGACAAAGACATCTGAGAAAGCCGTAGACTTTTATCTGGATGGTGGCAGTGCTGCACAGTCAGGCGTGGCTAAGTTTTACGATCTATTTATCTCCATCGTCAAGGCAGAACAGATTCAAGGCGAGTACATCTATTTCCTTCAGCAGCTGTTCGAAAATTGTTTGTGGCTGGCGAACCAGGACGATTCAGTCGTTATCATTGAGGAGCCAGAGATTACGCTGAAATCGATGATTCCGATAAGCCGTAAGGAATTAATCGAGGAGAACGTTCTCGCGCTTGAGAAAGGCGCCCAATCGCTTGAAACTACTGTCCGAAGGAATAACCCAAATGCTTCAGAGGAATGGCTTGAAGAAGAGCTGATTCGCATTGAAGAAGGGATGCAATCCGATGATACAGGAGCCTTACTTGGTGGACGAATGACCTTATCAAACATGCTGGATAACCGTGATAAAGACGGAAATCCGATTGATGATGAGGAATAGGTGACGGGCTATGAATACGGATCAACTACTCCAATACATCGCAGCCGTCATGAACGATATCTTCGAGGGTGTACTGAATGCAAAAGACCTTCTCCAGGACAAAAACAAAACAGCTTTACTCGAGGCTATCATTGATGCGCTTGACCGACTGGACAAAACCATTGAGGATGTAATACCTCGAGAAGCTTTTCTGCTGTATTTCATGGGTATGGATGAAGCGGCAGCTTCTTTGGTGGAGAGCGGTATTGTCGTACAGGGAGGCCTTGCATTAACGGCGACAGGGCAAGTGGCATCAGGTTTTCGGAAACGAATGCACCTAGAAGCGATTGATGAGATATCAGGTGATACCCTGCTGGACTTAAAGGCGGCTATTCGGACAGCTAAAGAGAATGCAGGTATTGCCATCGAGAGAACACTCGAATCTGTAAAAGAAGATATCGCAAAGGGCATGATCATGGGTGACCACAATAAAGTAGTTTCGAAAAAGGTGGCAAAATCCTTTGCGGAAAATGGCTTAACCTCTTTTATCACAAAAGACGGAAAAAAGCTCCCTCTCGATTTTTATGCACGAACGGTAACCAAAACAAAAATGAAGGTGGCTCATACCACTGGCGCAGTTAATCGTTATGTGGAGAACGGCATAAACCTGGTGAAAGTAGGAGAGCACCATCCAACCTGCATTGTGTGTTCAAGGTACCAGGGCATGGTCATCGATTTAACAGGAGAGACGTCAGGCTTTAAGTCTGTTAACGATGCAGGGGTCAAGTTACCACCATACCATCCGAACTGTGAGCATTCCATTCGCCCTTATGTGATTAAGTATAAAACGGCAGAAGAAATCAAGGCAGAGAAGGAAAAGTGGAAAAGGTTTAATCCGGAAAAGGATAATCGGACACCAGCACAAAAGAAAGCCTACGAAAAAGAACAAGCGATACGCCGTGAAGCTAATAAAGAAAAAAAGCAATATGCCAAAATGAAAGCAGCCATGGGCGATAAAGCCCCGAAAACGATCGGCGCCTATCGCCGAATGAAGCGGAAGAACGACGAGAAGTGGAAACAGCTTCAAAGTGATTACCTAAGCGCTACGCATAGCATGAACAACGGAGGCACTAGCTCATGACCAACCAGTAAGGTCTTTAAATAAAAACTGCGGGCAGACAAATATTTTTGCCTGCTTTTTTCATGCAAAAAAGCAGAGTATAGGAGGAATTAACTTGTTTACCAGACTGTATACCCATATCGTTCATATCATTATCACGTTTTTCTTGCTATTGTCCAAACCGATTCGTAAGGAAAAAGAAGCATTACCATATAGGGAATTTAAACCTTTGCTACCTCTCGACCTGCAGCTCTTTGCTGACGATGACCCAGAGGACGATCCGGAAGACGATCCTGACGATGACCCAGACGATGACACGCCTGATTTAGACGAGCTTCTAAAAGACCCTAAGTTTAAAAAGAAGTACCAAGCAAAAATGAAGGAGCAGCTAGGAAAACGGTTGAAGAAGTACAAAGATGTGGATCCAGAGGAGTATCGCCGACTCAAAGAACAGGCTGATAAGGGTAAGAAAAAAGATGACAATCCAGACGATGACACCAAGAAAAAAGACGTTGAAAAGCTCCTGCGTGCGGAACGTAGAGAAAAGCGTGCAGCCATTAAAGAGTTTGCCGTGGATAACGGATATAACCAGAAATTGTTGGCCCGTTTGATTGATACCGATGCCGTCGAATTAGACGAGGATGGAGAGCCTGTTAACCTTGATGATCTATTCGAGGAAATTCAGGAGGAATTCCCAGAATACTTTTCGGAAGAAGAAGAGGATGACGAGGATGAAGACGATGAGGACAAAAAGAAAAAGTCCAAATCGAAAGCAAAAAGTAAAACCTTTAAGCCAGGTACCAAGCAAAAAGGCAATAAACAGAAAAAAGTAGATGTACGAGCTCGTGGCGCTGAACGTGCCAAAGCTCGCCACAAAAAGGAGGAATAGGTCGTGAACTTACAACCACGTAAGGAAACAATTATTAGCCAAGCAGAATTTTTACGTACTACCCAAGGTCAGCAAGTGAAAACAGGTGGCGTCGTTTTATTAAGCACAGACTGGGCAGATGGAGAGATTATTAAGGCGGGTACGGCGGTCTATGTAGACGGTACAGGTATGGGACGCAAATGGGAAGCGGCTACTGCAGCCACTGTAACAAAGGCAGGTTTAACTATGCACGATGTTAAAAACGTGGCAGGAGCTAACTCGCTTACAGGCATGCTAATTGCAGGTCATCCACTTGAAGCTAAATGTACAGGTGTAACGGCTAACTTTAAAACAGCCGTTACTGGTCGTATCAATTTTGAACTTTAATTTTTTTATTATAAGGAGGATTATATAAATGCCATTACACATTGATGAGTTTCAACAACCTGAATTCCAAGGGTACGTGGAAAACGTTCCTAAGACACGAGCTTATTTACTAGAAAGCTTTTTACCAACCAAGCCAACCAAAGATATTAACTTTGCTTACAATGTCATTAACAACAAATATGCGCAAGCTGCATCCATCACTGGATTTAACGCTGGAGCTCCTGTTCGTGACAAACAAGGTCTTGAGAGGCACTTCGGCTCGGTTGCCAAGCTACAGCACGGTTTCCGTTTAGATGAGGAAGAGATCCTACGCTTTAACCGTCCTCGTGATGACGAGGAGCGCGACATGGCTGTGGATTATGTATACGACCAAACAGATAACCTTATCACCGGTGTTTATGATGCGGAAGAATTTTTACGGGCTCAAGTCCTTTACACGGGGGCACTAGCTTACAATGATACAGTTAACAACATTCAGATTAACGTTGATTTCGGCATTCCTGCTGAAAACAAGTTAACTGTTACAAAGACCTGGTCTGACCCAACGTCTACTCCTCTAGATGACATTCAGGCAGGCGTCGACCAGTTTAAAGCAGCGAACAACAACAAAAAGCCGGTTGTTATGCACATGACAAGCAAAGCCGAGTCCTACTTGCTAAAAAATCAAAATATCAAATATCAAGTTTACGGAAATCCAACTGACCAACGCTTACTTACTCGCAACGATATGCAGAATGTATTCAACGCCCTTGGATTGCCTCCATACGCTATCAATGACGATGTGGTGGATGTATACGGCACTGGTGCTACACAATTGCTTGCTGATAACAAAGTGGTATTCTTGGGTGAAAACCTAGGCCAGACGTTTATCGGACCTACTGTAGAGAAGAATTTCCAAACAGGCGTATACGTTGTACCTGTTATCCAGGAAACAAACCCTCCTAAGCAGGAAGTATTCGTAGGTGAAACAGCTTTCCCAGCCTTACAGCGTCCGAAAGCAATTGTGCATTTAACAATTTAATATTGTAAAAGAGGCAGAGTTTTCGAGCTTTGCCTTTTTCTATTCTCATATTTTAATATTTTAGGAGGAAAAATATCATGCCAAACTTTAAAGCAAATGCTTATTTAGTCCATAACGGGAAAGTCGTTCAAACAGGCGACGATTTAGAATTAACCGAAGAGCAGGCAGAACGCTTGGGCGATAAAGTCACGCGTATCGAGGACCAAAAGCCAGCAGCAGTCGAGGAAAAGCCAAAAGCAAACTTAAAGAATAAGAAGTGATAAGCGATGGAATTTATCCAGGTAGATGAATATCTGAATAAGCTGCATTATAACGAGCCGTACTTAAAACTGGAAAGTGCGGCAAAAGAAGCTATCGTCTTTACGGCAGAGGAGCTTCTAAGAGATCAGTTTAAAGAGTCTAAAATCACAGCCCGCGTCATCGCCCTTCAAGTTCTCTTTATGTTGGAAGGGGAGGATGAGGAATTCTCTAAATATAAACGGCATGGTGTCCAGTCTTTCTCCACTAAAGGCGTGTCTATCTCCTTCAACGGCTCTAACATTGCCCCCGATGTTTTAGCCGTTCTGAAGCCAGCTCGTGCGTCTGTAGGTAGATTGATATGAGGCCACCAATGAGACAAGTCGTTACAATACACCAGCCAACAGGTGAGAAGGACGAGCACAGTAAACCGATAACGGTACCACAAACATCCAAAGCGCGGGTCCAGTACACCACCAGGACGGTTAAAGGGACAAATGGCCAAACGTATGAAACCTCTCTCGAAATAGATCTTCCCGCTGAAACACCCATTGCATTTGGTACGGAAATCGAATACACGGACCGTTTTGAAAATGTGACGAAAGGACAGGTGGTTTCGATGAACGAGGCGACTAAACTTTCAGGAACAAAGGTGTTTTTTAGGACGGTTTTCGTTGGCTAATAATGATTTTATCCATATTGAGTGGGAAGGTTTAGCGGAGTTGGAGCAGTTGTTCGATGGGATGGACGATGCGTTTATGCGGATTCTGAAGGAAGAGTATACCGATTACGGAATGCTGGTAGAGGAAGGGTCAAAAGCACTTGTCCATCATGATGAAAGTGATTTAGAAGATTCCATCAATTTTGGGCAGGCAGAACCTGAGGGCAGTGGCGTTGCAGTGGAGGGTGGTTCTAACTCCAAATATGCCTTAAAACGGCATGAGCGTCCTTATCGAATGGGCAGGCACCCTAAGTATGAGAATGGGGCTAAGTTCCCTGACTACTACGTAAACGGACGCGGAGAAGGTACTCGGTCAAAGCCCAAATGGCGAGGGAAGATGCCGGGGCGCAAATATCTCCTTAACGCCATAAACGCCACTGAAAGGGATTACGAAAAGATGCTTGAACGAATTCTCGAACGCACACTGGAAGGTGATCAGTGATGATTCAGTCCTATTTAAAAGATTTAGCGCAATCGGCTGTTCCAGAACTGGAATGGTCGATTGATTTTTATACGGGTCAAGATAACACAGGCACGGTTTACTCGGAGAGCGGGCTCCCTCCAGATACCTATGACCCTGGGTTACGCTATCCCGAATATATGGTGTTTATCCGATCAAGTGATTGGACCTTTGCTAGAAAGGCTGTGAATAAAATATTTAAGCAAATGCACGGAGTGTCAAGTGAACGAGTAACGGCAGATGAAATACCATATCAGGTCCTATTTGTAGAAGCGTTAAGTGAGCCTCTTCGATTAGGAGCTCAAGACAGAATCATGGAATACAGCATTAATTTTCAAGCAACTATTAGGGAGGTTTTATAATGCCGGAAGTAATTAAAATCCCATTTGGAATGGCGGACATTACCATTGGTGAAGGTGCAGAGGCGATTAAGTTTGACGGTAAAGAGTTTTTACAGGCTGATGGCGGAGAGGTCACTCTTACTCCCATCACTACTGAAATCAAAATGGCAGACTTAGGTGAATCCGTTTATGACGAGATCATCGTGGGCTATGAGGGTACGGTTAAGTTTGTGGCAGGCCAAGATAGCATTAAGGTTTTACAAAACGTCTTAAGCTATACAGACGCTATTACGGACACCGCTACGAGCACTACTGTTGGGTTAATGGATGCAAAGATTGGCACGTCCATGCGCAGTCGTGCAAAGAAAGTGACTGTACACCCTCGAGCACTCGGAACGAGTTTAGATTTTGATATTAACATTTATAAAATGGCCTCTACCTCTGGGTTTGTCCGGTCGTATGGCAATGAACAAGGTAAACAAGAAGTAGAGATGAAGGTGTATCCTCGTGACGGTTTTGATCCAGCCAAACCGGGTAACTTCTTTTATATCGGACCTAAAGACCCCAACGTAGTAGTCTAAACCTTTTTAGCCCCTTCTAGCTTCTACGCTAAAAGGGGCTCTTTTTATAATGCTCAAAGAGAGGAAGAATGAAATGCCCACTACAGTCACACTAAAAGTAAAAGATGACCAAGGAAATGTGATCAAGCGACAACATGAAATCGAGGATATCGATTTACTGCAGTTTGAAAAAATGATGGAAGTAATCAAAGAAACCATAAAAGTATTACGAAGCGATGAATCCTTAACCGATTTAGTAGGTGATTTTCTTGGCGGTAAAAAAGAACAAGCAGTGGAAGGTGAGGATGAGGAATTAGAATTTGTGATGCAAATCTTGAATTCCTTTGACACGCTAGCGATAAAAGCGCCAAAACAGGCATTCAAACTTCTTAGCGTTCTTTCAGGCATTGAGCTCCCTTTACTCCAACAACAAAAATTCTTCGATGTTCTTGATATTTATGACGCCATACTAGAAGAGAACGACATTGAAAGGCTTGTTACCCGGATAAAAAAGTCTTTAAGCGTGACGCTAGCAAAAGCCAAGTTTCTGGGGATAGCAAGAAAAGCGACACGTTAACAGATGGTCCCAAGATTAGCGAAGCTTTCATTTACCAACTCTCAGCTAAATTAGGCGGGCGCTCAGAGGTCTTGAAAGCGCCTGTAGTGGAGCTTTTAAAATACATGGAGCTACACAAGGAAGAAGAGGAGAACAAAGCTAAGAAAGAGAAAATGGACCGCTGGTTAGATTATCTATCCTTAGTCCACTCGCATCCTCTAGGAGATGCCGACGGCCGTAAGAAGTTTATCGATTTGATAAAACCAGATACGGTGAGCAGTAAAGACGCGCCACACTATGAGACTGATTTTGAACAACTTGAACGATTTAAGGCGATGCAGGAAGGAGGTAAAAAACTTGGCGACGATTAAAGAATTGAAAGCTAAATTTTCTGCTACCGCTGATGGCTTTCGTCGAGAGGTACGTAATATTCGAGAGAGTTTTACACAAATGGGAACAACCACTGAAAGAGCCATGGATGATTCGAATGAGGCAGTGCGCAGATTCAAACGAGCACTAGAAGACTTAGAGCGTGCCATTGCAAATTCTGATAATCCACAGATGTTCCAGGCACTAAGCCAGGCTATCCAAAACTCGCAGCAAGAGCTGAGTCAAACGGGTACAATTGCAGAAACCAGCATGCAGGAAGTACAAGACGCGATTAGTGATGCTCACCAGGAGTTTACCCAATTGGGAGATGCGAGCTCAGACGCATTACAAGAAGTGGAAAATGCGATAAACGCGGTAGAGCAGGAACTCAACCATTTAGGAGATGCTGGCTCAGATTCATTGCATGAGGTGGAAGACGCAGTGAACGATGTAGAGGCGGAAATAGACCAGCTAGCGCAAAATGGATCGAACGAGCTTGACCATCTAGGTGATTCGATTAATGATGTTGGCTCGGATACGGAAGAACTTGAAGGCTCAGCCCAAGAGGCAGAGGGCGGATTTGTTGGAGCATTTGGCGGGATAAAGGGCGCGGTTCTTGGGGTAGTAGCAGCAATCGGTGCAGCCATCCTTGCCGTTTGGCAGTTTATTTCTGCAGGAGATGAACTCAAAAAAGCCATGAACCACCTTGAAGTAAACACCAATGCGACAAGAGAAGAAATAAAAGAGATGGAAACCTCTCTAATTAACATCTATAAAAACAACTACGGTGAGTCGTTTTACGATATCGCTGACGCTATGGCACAAGTTAGAAGGGTGACAGGATTAACAGGAGAAGCCTTAGAAGATGCAACGACAAAGGCGATACTCTTAAGAGATAGTTTTGGTTTCGAGGTAAATGAGAGTCTCAAAGTTACAAATGTAATGATGAAGCAATTTGGCATATCTGCAGATGAAGCTTTCACTCTATTTGCTCAAGGGCAAAGGGATGGACTTAACTACGCGGACGATATGATGGATAGTTTTTGGGAGTATGCCGTTTACTTTAAGCAGCTTGGCTTTGACGCTGAAGGAATGTGGAATATTTTCAAGGCAGGTGCTGACGGCGGAGCGTTTAACCTCGATAAAGTCGGTGACTCAATTAAAGAGCTAGGTATTCGAGTAAAAGACGGCTCTGAGGCTTCAGCTGAAGCTTTCCAAGCTTTAGGTCTTAACGCAAAAAAGACATCGAAGGAATTCGCGGCGGGCGGGGAAAGTGCGCAAACTGCCTTAGCCAAGGTGTTCAAAGGTCTTGGCGAGATTGAGGACCCTATCAAAAGAAATGCAATTGGTGTCGCACTTTTTGGAACGCAATTTGAAGACCTAGAAGCAAATACAATCCTGTCATTAGGGAATGTTCGAACGCAAGCGGATATGACAGCGGACACACTCGAAAAAATAGACGAGATAAAATACAATTCGATTGGTGAAGCTTTTGTGGGTATCTGGCGGATGATTAGCGGCGAGTTGTTAATCCCTCTTCAGCAAAAGGCGATGCCAGGCATTAATCATTTTGTAGAGACGGCAAAAGGTTTACTTACAGGCTTTATCGACATGATGCGAGGTGATATCCCATCAAACCTGTTCGATGCAATATCAAAAGGATTTGGAAAAGATAAACATAGAGCCATTCAGAACTTTTTCATTGGCATTAGAGACGGGATAACTCAAGCAAAAGAAACGATGGCACCCTTTAAACAATTTGTAGAAGGAGTTTTCGCTCTTTTTGACGGTAATTTTATGAAGGGAAGTGATATCTTAACTAAGCTCGGCTTGTCAGCTGCACAAGTACAGCTGGTCGCCAATGCAATTAATCTAATTAAAAATTTTGTTAGCACGCTTTGGCAAATTGTCTCGGCAGCGTTTGAGGGGATACGCGCAGCCGTTACCAGGGTGATTGGATTCTTGGCGCCTTACATCCTGCCGTTGATTCTGCAAATTGTTACATTCATTGGCGAAAAGCTTAAGATGATTACGGGTTTTTGGAATCAATATGGCGGACAGATTATGCAGGCTGTTCAAAATGCATTTAATTTTATCCTTGGGATTATTCAATTTATCATGCCGGCCGTGCTTTTTATCATCAATTCAGTCTGGACAAGCATTAAAGGTGTCATCGATGGAGCGTTAAAAATTATCATGGGATTGGTTAAGATTTTTACGGGTTTGTTCACTGGAGATTGGTCACTTTTATGGGAAGGCGTAAAGCAGCTCCTTGGCGGTGCACTTCAATTCTTATGGAACTTATTTAGCTTAATGATGATTGGTAAACTTCTCGGTGGGATTAAAGCTTTTATTCTGGGTGGAATTAATTTCTTTAAATCCTTCGGCACCTCAGTAGTAGGAACGTTTAAGTCTTTTTTTAACAATATTATCACTTGGTTCAACTTTTTCCGGCAAACAGGATCCAGTATCTGGTCGGCAATGATTAAGACATTAAGGAGCACCATCCAGATTTTTGTCGATGCAGTGAAAGTGAATTTTAACAACATACTAAATAGTGCGACTACTGTTTTTAATGGGGTGAAAAATGCCATCATGCATCCGATTCAGACGGCTCGAGATGTAGTCAAAGGAATCGTAGGCGAAATCAAAGGCTTCTTTACGAACATGAAATTGTCGCTACCTAACATAAAAATGCCTCACTTTAAGATTAAGAACTGGTCTAAAAATCCACTTGATTGGCTTAAAGCGATGCCGTCATTGGATATCGATTGGTACGCCGATGGTGCTATTTTTACTAAGCCAACTCTATTTAATACGCCAGCCGGAATGAAAGGTTTTGGAGAAGCAGGCCCAGAGGCGGCTATTCCCTTGACGGATACCGTTCTGGGAAAAATAGGTTCTATGATTGCGGCCACCATGCCCCAATCATCAGGACAAGGAGACATTTTCATCGAAGTGCCTTTGTATCTGGATAATCGAGAGGTTGCTCGAGGCACATATAAATATACAACTGAGTTTCAAGAACATGAGGAAAATAGATTTAAGTGAGGAGGCTGTAAAAATTGTCGATAAAATTTAATGGTATGACTAAGCCTTATATTACAGTTTTGGAGACCGTCAGGCCTCCTTACGCACCATTAACACGTAATATCCTAACTATCCCAAACATGCCTGGTGGGTACTTGCAGGACACGGAGACAAAGCCTAGACCGATTATGGTTAGAGTATTGGTAGGAAACACTGATTTCAAAGATTTGCAAAAGCTAAAGGAAGATTTAGCCTATTGGTTGGTCGCAAATTCTCCTGCAGAGTTAATCCTGCCAGACGAGCCTGATTGTTTATACTATGCTGCAGTAGATGGTTCCACTGATTTAAAGGAGATGGTGACGGCAGGAGAGGGTTGGATTACTTTTATTTGCCCAGACCCCTATAAATACACCTACCCAAAAGTAGTCGAGTCCACAAATCTTGAATTACCTGTCATTTATAATGCAGGAGGCACAGCAGAGACAGCACCCGTGATCACAGTCACACTTAAACAGCCTACGACCTATCTGGACATTATCGGAGCTAATGACTATATGCGTATTGGACAGCCTGCTAAAATTGACGACATCGTATTACCTGAACGCGAGCGTATTTTTTGGGACCAGCTATCCACAACAGTCGGGTGGGCCACAGCTCAAAACTCTGATATAGACGGGGGCACGGTCGCGGGCGTACTGAAAAGCAACGGCTACCAATTTTACACGGATAATTATGGCACCGGTAGCAGTTGGCACGGTCCTGCTGGTATTAAGTCAATCGGGCAATCATTGACAGACTTTGAGGCAGAGGTCCTATTAAACTTAAAAAATGATAGTAATGCAAAAGTTGGTAGAGTTGAGGTATATATTTTAGATGGTAACAAGCAAGCTGTCTGTAAATTGGCGCTAAAAGATAACTCAACAGGCACAGACGGCAATTATGCCGAGCTTCGAGCAGGGGACAGAGACAATAACCACTTTATCATAAATGAGCGTGGGGACGCTTGGAGCACTTGGATTAACTTTGAGGGCATGTTGCGGATTACCCGTGTAGGCAACAAGTGGACGGCTTACGTTACTAAGTTTGTAAATGGCCGGCATACTGCCCAGCGGTGGATTGAGTGGACAGACGTGGCTAATCAGTTTACACGCAAAGCGGCCTATGTGGTCTTACACATAGGTTGCAACAGCACACACGCGCCAAGTCCGATGTCGATTGAGGATATTAAAGTCTACAAGATTAACACTCTTACGGATAATCAAGTGCCTTATATCGGGATTGCCGGTGACGTGTTTACCTTTGACCACAAAACAAGCAAAATACTTAAAAACGGCGAGCTGTTTACCAAAAAAGACTTTGGCGCTCGCTTTTTTAAATTGCAAAAAGGTAGCAATAAGCTCGTGTATAATCCTCCAGAGGTAATACAAGAAGTTAGGACAGAGTGGAGGGACGCTTATCTATGATACACATATTGCATCATCAAACGGACCAGATTGTGGGCTGGATTAGCAAAGCTTTATCGGATAGGCATATTAATACAGTAAAAAATGAGGAATTCTATGACTTTGTAGTGTCTGTTATTGAGCCAGGAGCGGAGCTAGTAGGTGACCGCTCTCGTATCCTCATCCCTGCCGAGGATGGCGATTACAGAGAGTTTATTGTGGATTATATTTATGAATCTACAGCTAATCACTCAAAAGAGGTTTACAGTGTCGGATCCTTTACAGATTTAACAAAAGCTAAAGTGATTGCTCCACGAGAATTGGAAAGTCAAACCGTTAGCACAGCGGCAAACATGGTGCTAGAGGGCATAGACGATTGGCAATTGGGCATGGTAGATGTCTTTATCATACGCAAATGGACAATCGATAAGCATATCGGTGCCTTAGCTGCTCTTAAAGCGATCGCTTCATTATTTGAGTGCGAGTTGCGGTTTAGAGTTACCACAGATGGCTATAAAGTAACCGGACGATATGTAGACTTTTTAAAGCAACAGGGCATGGACAGAGGCAAAGAGATAGTAGTCGGCAAGGATTTAATCGGCATTACCCGTAAAAGACACTCTGACCGCATTGTGACCGCCTTGCATTGCCTAGGTCCTGAAAAAGAAGATGGAAAACGGCTTGAGACAATCGTAAGTAACGATGCTGCCTACCAAAACTGGAACCGAAAAGGCAAGCATTTGGTCGAGATTTATGAGCCGCAATCCTCTGACCAGGACATGACAATGGAGAGATTAACATCTCTAGGGAACATGGAATTAAATAAGCGGATTGCAGCAGCTGTAGAATACGAAATTGAGGCGGTAAGCCTTGAGCACATATTTGGATATGAGCACGAAAAAACGAGGTTAGGTGACACAACAAAGGTAAAGGATGAGCAATTTAATCCACCGATGTACTTAGACAGCCGAGTCATATCCGTTGAGCGCTCTGTGTTTGATAAGTCCAAAAAGACTTTTAAACTTGGCGAGGTCATCGAGTATAAGCAAGAGGACATCATGAGGACATGGAGAGATTTACAAGCTCTGTATGGTACAAAAGTTATTAAGTCTCCTACGGCTCCTATGGGTAGAAAAAACACTGTTTGGATTAAAACAGGCGGGTCAGTTGAGATTGCCCACACTTGGGATAGTACTCTAAATAAATGGATACCTACAGGCGGAAGCTACACTTGGGTTATGTATGCTGATGATGACTTGGGAGCTAATATGAGCGACAATCCATCAGGTAAAAGCTATATTGGTTTCTCGTATAATCAAACGGGGGAGACGCCATCCATGGATTCGAGTGATTACGTTTGGTCATTGTTTGTTGGTCCGCAAGGTGTTCGGGGACCCGCAGGTTCTGACGGACAACCTACTTATACGTGGATAAAATACGCAGATAATGCCAGTGGGTTAAATATGAGTGATAATCCAAATGGTAAATTGTATATAGGTTTAGTGCACAACAAGACAGAAACACAGGAATCAACTAATCCAGCAGATTACACTTGGGCACTTATAAAAGGCGATAAGGGAGATAAAGGAGACCCGGGATACACCCCCGTAAAAGGCACAGATTATATTGACGGGAAGGACGGTCAAAACGGTCAATCCTCTTATTTGTGGGTACGATATTCTCAAAATGCAAACGGGAATCCTATGACCACCGACCCAACAGATGCAAGATATATTGGTACAGCTGTTACGACTACTGGTGCTGCCCCAACAGGATACGCAAGTTATTCTTGGTCATTGGTTAAAGGCACCGATGGTACACCAGGAGAAAAAGGTCCGGACGGACGAACCAGTTATTTACACATAAAATATTCGGATAATGGTACAAGCTTTACCGCAAATAACGGGGAGACAGTCGGTAAATATATCGGCACTTATGTGGACTTTGTCGAAGCGGACAGCATGACTTTTAGTGCTTACACCTGGAATAAAGTCAAAGGTGAGGACGGATACACACCAATCAAGGGTGTGGACTATTTTGACGGGCAGCCAGGTCAAAAAGGTGCCGATGGTTCAAGTTCCTATTTGTGGGTAAAATATAGTGCAAATAGTAACGGAAACCCTATGACAGATGTGCCAACAGGAGCATTATATATCGGAATTGCTACAACAACAACTTCATCAGCTCCAACTGGTTATGCATCTTATAAATGGTCATTAATAAAAGGTAATGATGGGATTCCGGGTGAGATAGGGCCTGAAGGTAAGACATCATACTTGCATGTCAAATATTCAGATGATGGAGGATCTACATTTACTGCAAATAATGGGGAAAATGTTGGGATCTGGATCGGCACATATGTAGATTTCATCCAAGCAGATAGTAATAATGTAGCAGCATATACTTGGAATAAGGTTAAGGGTGATAAAGGAGAAAAGGGTGAGGCAGGAAAAGGTATTTCATCTATCATTGAACAATATTATTTATCAACATCAGCGACTACACAAACAGGAGGCACATGGGTTAATACATCGCCAGCTTGGGTCGAAGGAAGATTTATGTGGACAAGAAGCACTATAACTTACACAGATAATACAACATCCACAACATTACCTATCTGTGTGACAGGATCTGCAGGGCCTACGGGAAAAGGTATCTCATCTGTAGATGTTCAATATTATTTATCAACATCATCATCTTCATTAGTTGGAGGTTCTTGGACTACTACTGCTCCAGCTTGGTCTGATGGTAAATATATGTGGAGTAAAACAATCACAAAGTATACTGATAACTCAACTATTGAAAGTAATCCTGCCTGCATTACAGGTGCGAAAGGCGAAAAGGGTGATACTGGAAAAGGAGTATCATCTATAGTAGAACAATATTATTTATCAACGTCTTCATCATCTCAAGCTGGTGGTGCTTGGAGTACAACAGCTCCTGCATGGGTTGATGGTAAATTTATATGGACGAGAAGCATAATAACATATTCAGATTCTACTTCTCTAACAACTACTCCTATATGTGTTACTGGCGCTCAAGGATCTACTGGTAATTCAGGTAAAGGGATAACTAAAGTTGATGTTCAGTACTACCTGTCCACCTCTGCAACGTCATTAACAGGAGGGGCTTGGACAACTACCGCACCAACTTGGGTTGATGGCAAATATATGTGGTCAAAAACGGTCACAACATATACGGATAGTACTACATCTGAAAGCACAGCCGTTTGTATTACGGGAGCAAAAGGTGAAAAAGGAGATACTGGGAAAGGTGTTACTTCAATTGTTGAACAATACTACCTTTCAACATCAGCAACAACTCAAACTGGAGGATCATGGGTGGGTACTCCTCCTGCTTGGATTGATGGCAGGTACATGTGGACAAGAAGTATAATCACATATACAGATTCATCAACATCGACAACAACACCAGTGAACGTCACAGGATCTCAAGGGCCTCAAGGGCCTCAAGGTCCTCAAGGTCCTAAAGGTGATGGAGGAAAAGGAATAACCTCTGTAGATGTTGAATATTACCTTTCTACATCTGCCACAGCTTTAGCAGGAGGGGCATGGTCAACAACTGCTCCAGCATGGGCTGATGGTAAATATATGTGGTCAAGAACAAAGACAGTATACACTGATAGTTCAACTTCCTACAGCAATGCTGTATGCATAACAGGAGCTAAGGGATCAAATGGTAAAGGAATAACCTCAATAGTAGAACAATATTACCTATCAACTTCAAGTACCTCTCAAGTTGGAGGTGCATGGGGTACGACAGTCCCAACATGGGCTGATGGAAAATTCATGTGGACTAGGAGTATTATAACTTATTCTGATGCTTCAACATCCACAACTAACCCTATATGTGTTTCTGGTGGGCAAGGTTCAACAGGTAATGGGATCTCTTCAGTTGATGTGGAATATTACTTGTCTACTTCTGCAACAACTCAAACAGGCGGAGCATGGCAGACAACTTCTCCTACGTGGGTTGACGGAAGGTATATTTGGAGTAGAACAAAGACAGTTTATACGAGTGGTACTGTTGTATATAGTAATCCTGCTTGCATCACTGGTGGGAAGGGTTCAACAGGCCCAACAGGTCCAACAGGTCCAGTAGGCCCAACAGGCCCAAAGGGGGCAGACGGAATTGCTCATATGGGCCCTACTGCTCCTAGCAATCCGGCAACTAATGCAACTTGGTTTAAAACAGACAGCAATGGAAAAGTAATAGGTATTTATAAATGGAATGGACTTTGGACAGAAACGAAAATGCTATCTGATGTATTCAGTGTGGAAAAATTAAGTGCCTTATCTGCCGATTTAGGTAATGTGATAGCAGGTAATATATCAGGGGTAACAGGTGATTTCAGCGGAAATCTATCATCTCCTATTGTTGAGATTAGAAAACCCGTAAACACTGAAGGGTATACAAGATTAAGAATGCAAAACTTAAAGGCAGATAAAACCGAGGATGGTTCAATAGAATTTCACGTATCGGAAAAAAAGTTAAAACTACAACACTTTAATAATATTTATGGTACGTGGCAAAGTTTCCTTGAACTGTATGTGGATGCATCACTCAAAATTTCTGGTGACATTTACCAAAGAGGTAAAACAATATTAGACACTGTTTATCCAGTCGGTGCAATATACATGTCTGTTGTTTCAACTAGTCCAGCTACATTATTCGGTGGTACTTGGGTAGCATTTGCTTCAGGTAGAACTTTAGTTGGTATAAATACAGGTGATACATCATTTAACACTGTAGAGAAAACTGGGGGAGCAAAGACACACACATTAACCACTTCTGAGATACCAGCACACACCCATACTACTTATGGTTCTTCTGGCTCTGGGGTAGGAGACGGTACGAACAGGAACTACCCAAACATTATTGATAAAACGGGTGTGACTGGAAGTGCTGGTGGGGGCGCTGCCCATAATAATTTACAACCATATATAACAGTATATATGTGGAAAAGGACTGCTTAAAAAAATAAAACATTTGGAGAGCCTACTATGCTCTCTATTTTTATTCAAGGGGATGATGGTTTGAAAACATGGACTGTTATTGTGGGGATACTTGGTGTTATTATTGCTCTCCAAGGTCTTCAATTAAACAAACAAAAAGAAATTGGAAAGCAACTTGGGTGAATGCCAGAATGATTGAATTCATCGAAGAGGAAAAAATGATTGAGGAATATCGCAAAAAGAAGCGCTCTGAATGATAGGGTGCTTTTTTATCAACTTTTCTTTAACTAAACCAGCTAATAGTTTGTCAATATTTTTCATTAAAAACTTAAAATATATCATGCTATACTAAAAATGTGCATGCCAAATAACCTTCCGTTATTTTGGTTTTGGAAGGTTTTGTGTTATTTGGTTTATTTTGGTTCTAAGCTATATCTTGGAAAGTGGTTCTGTTCTTTAAAAGGGCAAATATCCAATGTAAGAGTTTATTTACACATGCAATTACAGCTACTTTAAAGGGTTTTCCTTCGCCACGTTTCTTGTCGTAAAACTCTCGCATTTTCATGTTGCGAGGGATGATTTCATCCGTTGTTTTCTTTTTACGGCAATCACGAATCGCACAACGAACAGCCATATATAAGGCGTGACGAAGCCTACTTGACCCTCGTTTTGTGATTCGATTCTTTGTGGCTGTAAACTTACCAGATTCAAAGACACTAGGATCAACTCCAGCGAATGCTACAAGCTTTTTAGGGTCATTAAATCTATCTATCTCCCCAATCTCTGAAATAATCGTTGCAGCGATTTTTTCTCCAATACCAGGAATAGATTTGATGATATTATATTCTTCAATACCTTTAGCGAGGGCATCTATCTCTGACTCTAACTTTGCTAGATGCTCTTTGTATTGAAGAATCATTTTAATATACATACCAAGGCTTAAAATATGACTCTGATAGACTGTCTTTTCAAAAGGATTACGTGCAGCCGCAGCTTTAAGTTGAATCGCTTTTTCCTTTGCCCACCTGCTTGATCGACTCTTACAAAGACCATTTATCTTGTCTGTAATTACTTCTTCGCTTGCATTCAAAATATCCTCAGAAGAAGGGAACTCTGAAAGAGTTAATAGTGACACCACCGAATATAAATCTCCAAAAACCCCTTTATATTCAGGAAACACTTGTTCAAGCACTGCCTGAAATTGAAGCTTTGTTTGAATCATCACTCCAGTTATATTTTCATGTTGCCTAGTAAGGTTGCGTAGATTTAATAACTGGACACCACGCTTTTTATAAGGCTCTAATTCCTCTTTATAGAACAACTCACAAAGAAGATAGGCGTCTATGGCATCTGTTTTTACTTTTCTTAAACTTGAACCTCTTGCTTTGTATGAGATCAACGGATTGATAATAATTAACAAATAACCTCGCTCTTCCAAATAATGAACAACAGGAGTTTGATAATGCCCCGTAGCTTCTAGAATGATTGAAGGCTTTTTACCAGACTCTTTTTTTACATCATCCAGAAACGACACAAGATAACTTAACCCCTCAATAGTATGAGATACTTTAAAACTCTTACGGTATGGTTTGCCTTTATCTAAAAATGCTTGAACTTGACTTTCCCCTTTTGAAATATCCAGACCAACGACTGGATTCATTCCAAATCCTCCTCCTAAACTAGTGATTTGCCAGTACCCCTAAATCCTCCATGCAGTGTCACAGCTTCGCTTGTTATACGAGATCTAAGTCCCAACCAGCCTCAATCATGTTTCTACAAGTAGGGGGCGAACCGTTTAGCTGACGGGGTCGTAGCCCCACGAGCAGTTACGTTCTACCCTGGCTACTGTTATAATAAGACCATATAAAAAAAGGTCAACCAGAAATATTTAGCATTCTGGCTAACCTTATAATACGAACGAAGCAGGTTAGTTTAAGAATTAGATATATTAATTCCACTGCAATGCGAAAGTTATCTAATTGATTTTATAGAAAAAAAAGACTAATATAGGATTTGGAATTTCTTCTTGAAAATGGCAAACCCATCAAAAGGTGGTGACGCAAAGCAAAGTGACTAAAGGATACTAATCCATGTCAGCCAGCTACCGATACCACTGCGACCAACATTAAACAAAAAGTGGCTACTCTATTTTTGGGGCACCACTTTTTTTATTGTATTGAATGTGTAGTAGAGGTGAAAACTGGTAATAAAACTAAAAAGGTGATTAAGATACATGAGTTTTTTTAAAAATAAGTTATTAAAAAAAGATGAAATACACAGAGACAAGGTACTCACTTTGCCAAAAAGCGAAGCAATTTTAGAAAATATAACTGATGGTTTCTTTATTTTAGAGAGCAATTGGATTATAAAATATACTAATAAACAAATGGAAAACTTTGTTGGAAAAAGTCGAGATGAACTTATTGGAAAAATTATTTGGGATGTACTTCCTGAAGCAATAGGGTCAAAATTTTATCATTATTACCATAAAGCTATGCAGGAAGTAATCCCAATATCATTTGAGGATTACTATGAGCCAACAAAAGAATGGCTGGAGGTTAAGGTATTTCCTTTTAATGATGGTTTAGTTGGCTATGCATGTAATGTTACTGAACAAAAGATTAACGAACAGGCTATAAAACATATGGCTTATCATGATTATTTAACTGACCTTCCTAATCGAAGGTTTTTCGGAAAAAAAATAGAACAATTATTGGAGCAAACTAAAAACAATAAAAACTCATTTGCCTTGTTATATTTAGATATTGACAGGTTTAAAAATGTAAACGATACATTAGGGCACACCATTGGAGATCAATTAATTAAGGAATTATCTGTAAGATTAGCTCAAATTTTTGAAAACAAAGGATTTGTAGCTCGTGTGGGTGGCGATGAATTTAGTATTATTTTGGACAAGCAATTCATAAAAAAAGATGCTATAGATTTATTTGCTAAAAGCGTTATAAATTATATCGCTGAGACACCCTTCCAAATAAATGATTATGAATTTTATACAACTATTAGTATAGGAATAAGTTTTTATCCACAGCATGGTAAAGACTTTAAATCATTATTGAAAAATGCAGATATCGCTCTCTATCGTTCAAAAACAAAAGGAAGAAATACCTATACCTTTTTTAATCCAATAATGGATATTTACACTTTTAAAAGATTCTCACTTGAAAAAGACCTTCGCTTAGCTATACAAGAAAATAAGCTAGAGATGTATTATCAACCACGAGTAAACGGGAAAACAGGGGAAATTATAAGTGCCGAGGCCTTAGTTCGTTGGAATCACCCAGAATGGGGAATGATATTACCTAGTGAATTTATTCCTATAGCAGACGAAACTGGACTAATATATCCTCTTTCTCAATGGGTTTTACGAACAGTTTGTATGCAAATTAAATCATGGCAAAATAAAGGGATACCTTTTGTACCGATTTCTATAAATGTTTCTGCTGGTCATTTTTTATCCAAGAATTTTATTGATAATGTTGAAAAAGTGTTAAATAAAACTCAACTAGATGGGGAATGGATAGAAATCGAAATAACTGAAACTTCCATATTAGATAACCAGGAACTAGTAAAATCAAGGATTAAGATATTAAGGAAACATGGCATTAAAGTATCTTTGGATGATTTTGGTAAAGGGTATTCTTCGCTTTCTTATTTAACTCAATTTAAGTTCGATGTATTAAAAATTGATAAGTCATTTATTCGAAACCTTACAAACAATGAATCAGATGCTCTTATCGTAAAATCAATTATGAATTTAGCCCATGGTTTAGGAATGAAAGTAGTAGCTGAGGGTGTTGAAACAAAGGAAGAATTAACTTTCTTAAGGGAAATCTCTTGTGATGAAATACAAGGATATATTTTTAGCAAACCTGTTCCAATGGATGAATTTCAGAG